CGATCAATACGATTATAACTCAAATATGGTAGCAGGATTTTCAATGAATTCCCGTACCAGACCGTTAGTTATTGGTAAATTCCAAGAATACATTAACGAAAAGGCGGTTATCATACAGTCTAAGAGACTGGTTGAAGAGATGAGAGTGTTTATATGGAAGAATGGTAGAGCAGAAGCCCAAGGAGGGTACAATGATGACTTAGTAATGGCTTTCGGTATTGCAATGTACATCAGAGACACTGCTTTAAAGTTCCGACAGCAGGGATTAGACCTCACTCGTAATGCTTTAAACAATATCTCAACCACCAAACCAACACATCAGGGTGTATATCTACCATCTCACGTTGTTAATCCATACGAAATAGATAACGGTAGAGGAGGAAAAGAAGATATAAGCTGGATGTATTAACTATTTATACTTATATTAATAATAAACAATGGCTGATACTAGTATATTTTCAAGATTACGCAGGTTATTTTCTACAGATGTTATTATCCGTAACGTCGGCGGTAATCAGCTATCAGTAGCCGATACAAACCAGATCCAAATGTCAGGAGAGTTAGAGAATAACTCCTTAATGGCTAGATACAATAGAATCTACACCACATCTCCTACATCACTCTACGGCTACCAATCCTCATTTAACTACCAAACATTAAGAACTCAGTTATATTCTGAGTATGATGCAATGGATACAGATGCAATCATTGCTTCTGCTCTTGATATTCTTTCTGAAGAATCTACTCTTAAGAATGATATGGGAGAGGTTCTACATATTAGATCAAACGACGAAAATATTCAAAAGATTCTCTACAACTTATTCTACGATGTATTGAATGTTGAATTTAATTTAAGTTGGTGGATCAGAAACATGTGTAAATACGGTGATTTCTTTTTAAAGTTAGAAGCTTCAGAGAAATACGGTGTTTATAACGTAATTCCTTTTGCTGCATTTAATATCGAAAGACAAGAACATTACGATCCAGAAAATCCAACTGCTGTTAGATTCAGATACGATCCTGATGGATTAGCTGCTGATACTTACGGGTATTTTAAGACTCCAAACCAGCACGATGCTAAGTCAATCTACTTCGATAACTATGAAGTAGCTCACTTCCGTTTATTAACAGATGTAAACTTCTTACCTTACGGCCGTTCTTATATTGAACCTGCTCGTAAATTATTTAAGCAGTATACTTTAATGGAAGATGCTATGTTAATTCATAGAATTGTAAGAGCTCCTGAAAAGAGAGTATTCTATATGAACGTAGGCGGTATTCCTCCTGCAGAAGTAGAGAACTTTATGCAGAAGGCTATCTCTAAAATGAAGCGTACTCCTTATATTGACCAACAAACAGGTGAATATAACTTAAAGTACAACATGCAGAACTTAATGGAGGATTTTTATATCCCCATGAGAGGAAATGATACATCAACTAAGATCGAAACATTAGGTGGATTACAGTATGACGGTATTACTGACGTAAATTACTTAAGAGATAAGCTGTTTGCTGCATTAAGAATTCCAAAAGCATTCTTAGGTTACGATGAGAAGTTACAAGGTAAAGCAACTCTTGCTGCCGAGGATATTCGCTTCGGTAGAACAGTAGAGAAATTACAAAGAATCATAGTTTCTGAGCTTTATAAGATTGCATTCGTGCATCTATACATTCAGGGATATAGAGATGAGTCATTAACCAACTTTGAATTATCATTAACAACCCCTTCTATCATCTACGATCAAGAAAGAGTAATGTTATTGAAAGAGAAAATGGAGTTAGCTCAAACAATGATGGACTCTCAATTAATTTCCTCTGACTGGATCTACGATAACATCTTCCACTTAAGCGCAGATGAGTATGATGAAATGAGAGAATTAGTTCTCCAGGATGCTAAGCGTAAATTTAGAGTATCTCAGATTGAAAACGAAGGAAATGATCCTTTAGAGACTGGAGAAACTTACGGTACTCCTCATGATATTGCTACATCTTACGGTAAAGGTAGAGTCTACGATAGACCAGGTTCAGTACCTGCTGGATATAATGAAGATGAACCTCAAATGGGTAGGCCAGAAGAGAAAGCTTCAAATATTAATACTACTAACGATCCTCTAGGATTAGATAGATTAGGTAGAAAAGGAATGAAAACTGATGACCAGCAAGGTTACGGTAGAGATAATACATCACCATTTGCATTAGAGAATACTAAGAAAGAATTCGTAAAACACAAGAAAATTCTAGATAGCTTAGCTCCTAAAAAGATGATTTTCGAATCAGAAAGAAAAGCAAACGGTTTATTAGATGAGAGTCAAATCAGGGAATAAACATTTAACATATATTTATTATAAAACCATCGATAGATGTCAATAAAACATTCAAAATTTAAAAACACAGGGCTTCTTTTCGAACTTCTGGTAAGGCAGATCACCTCTGATACTTTAGAGGGGAAGAATTCTGCCGCCATTAATATTCTTAAGAAGTATTTTGTTAATACAGAATTAGGGAAAGAGTATAGACTTTACGAGCAGGTAACAGCTTATAAGAATCTTACAGAAGCTAAAGCTGACATGATCATCAACACCCTTGTTGAAGCATCAACTAAGTTAAAAAGATCTGAGATTAGAAAGCAGAAGTATAACTTAGTAAGAGAGATTAAAGACAGTTACAATGTAGAAAAATTCTTTAAAGCAAAAGTGACTAACTACAAAGTATTTGCAGCTTTAAATAACCTTATTGAAAATCAATCATCAGAAAAGGTAGCTCCTGAGACTGTCATTAATAATAAATTAACAATCTTAGAACACTTAACAAAGATACCAGTAACAATTCAAGCAGATGAGTTAATGGAAGAATACAAGGGTTACAGTAAGGATTTAAGAATCTTAACATACAAAATGCTTCTTGATAAATTCAATGAGAAGTATGACCACCTAACAGGAAAACAAAAAGAGGTTTTAAGAGAGGTAATCACCTCAGTTGATAATACAGATAAATTAAAAGAGTATTACAACGGCAGAATTACAGAAGTACAGAATTTATTAGAAGGTAAAATTACCAAGATTAAAGACGAAGTACTTAAGATTAAAATTACAGAAGTTTTAAAGTACGTTAAGCCTCTAGAAAAGACTGAAAAAGTTACTAACGACTGTATCATTAACTTGTTACAATATTACGAACTCGTTAATGAACTATAATGGCAACCAGACAGCAGCTAAAAGACGAGCTCAAACAACAGCTTAGAGAGGAATCAACCTCTGGAGCAGCTGGTGCGTACAACACTCCATACGCTTTTAATCCAAATAAAAAAGCACAAGGTACTTCACGTAACTACTACTTAAAGATGGGCTGGAAGCTTGTCAATAAGAATAAAGTACGTAAAGCAGCTAAGGGTATGGAATACAAAGATCTTTGGAAATAAACAATACCTATTTATAACATATGAAAAGCCTACAAAATCGATACAATCTTATCAAAGAAGGTAAAGGCAATAAAGAAATCTTCCTAAAAGAAGTTAAAGCTGAATTCCCTCAGTATATCTCTAACGTTCAAACGTTTGATCAAGTTATTCACTCCCTTGTTGAGAAAGGAATTATCAACGAAAGCATAGTATTAGTATCTGCTAACAAGCCTCAAAGCACAGACTGGTTTAAAGTATTCAAAGAGAACACAGAGAACATTAAAGCAGAATTAAAAGATACCGATAAAGACGTAGTTGAGAAAGAAACTGCCGGATACGATTATAAAGCTAAGAATAATAACAACATCTCTACAGCAGAAATGCTTAAAGGTTACTATGTTGAAATGAAGGATCCTAAGAATGCTGAAAAGACAGAAGATCAAATCAAAGCAATCGTAGTTAAAAATCTTGAGAAAGATCCTTTGTTCTACGTAAAAGACGGAGAATTTGGAATCAAGGGATTAGGATACTCCGATAACCATCCCGGTCTAGGACCAACAAAAGAAGTAACAGGTAAATACAAATCTTCAGGAATGGAACCTGTTAAATTAAACGAGTCTTTAGCTGGAGAGGAAAAGTATGTAGTTTATAGCTACCCGGATGGACAAAAAGATAAAAAAGAGCTACACGAAAAAGGTTTACTCCTTAGTAAAGCTAAACTTAAAGCTGGTAACTTAAATATAATGCATAAGGAAGACTCTGATATCTACAGTTATATGAAACAATCTGAATGGGAATCACAGCATGGTACCTTATCAGAAGCAAAGAAAAGAGCTATCGAAAAACAAATCGACCAGATTGAAAAGATGGGCGAAGTAGCTGCTTGGGAGAATAGAATTATGAAAATCCAAGAGAAGATTGAAGAGTTAACTAATAAAATGACCGTAACAGAAGGTGATGACGTTAAGGATATGGTCGACAAAAAGGCAGTTAAAGAGCTTAAGAAAGATATCGCTTTATTAACTAAGAAAAAAGCTCTATACGAAAAGCAAAAAACAAAAGCTGCCGGTAGAGTAAAAGATAAATCAGCTATGCAGA